CATTATCATTCATTTTTTTTATTAATTTTTCTTTCATATCGTCATTGAATATATATCCAGCAACTATTTTACCGAAACTTGACATTAGTATGCTCCTTTTGTTGAACGCTTTCTTGCGTCCCTTGTTGGTGTTTTGGTTCCTACATTTTCTTGAGAAACTTTTGCTTTTCTTTTTAATCTTACTTGTCTCGCTCTTTCTTTTAAAGCTTCTGAGCGTTTTTTTATAGGCGAATATTTCACGCCTTCTTTTTTTATTTTTTGCTTAGTAGAAGCTGGACTTACAACTTTTCCATCTTTATATTTTTTAGGTCTACCTACTTTAGACCCATATGTACCTTTACCTTGTGGCATAATATCTCCTGTTTCCTATCGATTATTCAGTTTTTGTTTTTGAGCGTTTCCTTGCGTCTGTCATCGGAAACATTTCCTTAATATCTTGAGGATTTCCATATAAAAATTTTTCTCTTTTGATTTTCTGTTCTGGCGTTAAAGGTCTTTCCTTTTTAGGTCTAGAGTGTTTTCCATATTTCTTTTCAAGATTTTCAATTTCATCCTTTTGTTTTTTGTTTTTGGTATATTTTTTAATAGGCATTTTTACTCCTAGTGTTGTTCGTATTTCTTGTTTTTTAAAAATCTTTCTTTTAGACCATTACCGCTTAAAGCAGCAAGTATTTCTACAATTGCTCTATAGCTTGCCTTTATATCTTCTTGACCTAATTGCATTTGTTTTTGCGCATCTATAAGCTTTATAACAATACCTTCAAACCTATCATTAGCATCATCTAAATCTTTTTTTAAATCGTCCTGTATCCAGTTATTTTGTTTCCATATAAAATAACCAAATGCTACAGTCATTACTACGGGAACTCCAAATTGTTCTATTGCTTGAAATAAATCCATATTATAACCTAGGAACCGCTAAAGACCTTACTCCACTTTTTCTATGGGGATATTTTTTAATAGTTCGTTCATATTTATTTCTATAATAACCTGCTCTTTGTAAGTCTCCACCGTCTTCTAGTAACCTTGATTTAACATAATCAATTATAGAAGAATGTAATGAGGTGTCTAACCCTGAATTAGCTTTCAAATCATCATCTAATTGTTCAACTGTACCATACTTAGAATGAGTATGTATACGAAGTCCACCTGTTACACTACTTCCGCTAAATGTATCATACCTATCTATAACAGTTTCAGTTGTATCGCTAACGTCATTAGATATAACCTTACATACTAAAGCTAGTCTATCATCATCATTATACCATGCAAAATAACTATTTGGATAGCTTCTTTTATTTGTAGCCATTTAATCTCCTATTTACATGCAACAAAAACTTCTACATCACAAGCGGCTGTATCTGCAGTAGCTGTTATATTCACTAAATCCCCTAATCCTACGCTCAATGCACTACTATCTGCATCCATAGTATCTACTACACCACCAGACAAATCACCGTTATATATAAATGTTTGACCTTTATCTAATTTAACAGCAAACTCATCGTTGTTTTCATTTTTAAATAATAAAGTAACATGATTAGTGTCATCTAAATTCGTAATACGAATATATAAAACATCACTTTCAATAAATGTTCCTGCAGCTACCGCTGTAGACATTGCAAGAATTTCTACTTCAGAAGCAGGCACATCAATAATTCTTCTTGATACTGTTGCTATAGAAGGAATCGATAAAGTTTGTGTTCCACCTTGGTTTTTACCATTTAGTGTTATTGACTCAGATATTGTAACTGTCATTGTTGAGGCTGTTACTGTACTTGCCATTTTTTACTCCTATTTTAATGAATCAGACGTTTCGTCTGTATCATCTTTTAATAATCTATGCGAGTCTGCCAACATAGGTATTCTCACATATCTATCATTGTTATCTAAAATTTCGACTTTTGTTACATCTATAACAGAGTCGTCTAATTTATACCATCTTTGTTTTGAATTTAAATTTTGTACTTTTTCTGTAGTATAATGTTGAATTTTACCTGACATATCCATCAAAGCATCATTTATAAGTTGCACTAAATATTTTTCAGGTTGTCTTCCCATTGTGTATTCTATTTGCTGTATTAAATCTTTAACCTTCACCTTGACCTCCTGGTTGTCTAGCATTAGCTCCTATAGTTTGTAAAGCTTGAGTATAATCTTGTTTTAATCCTGTTATCATAGGAACATATAATTCTGCATCTTCTTCTTCAGCTAATAATGCTTCAGCAGATTTAATTGCTGCGTATAACACAACAACATAAGTCATATCATTTGAAAGATTATCAATAGCACTTCCTGCAGACGCATCTATAGCAGTTAATGGAAGGTAATATACGTCAGCTGTTTGAGCTGCAGTTGGGTCAGGATAAACATTTAATACTGCATTGTTAATAAAATAAACAGGGTCAGTATCTTTTACATGCATTAAATCATTAGGGTCAGTTATTCTAGATGACATAGCTGCTGGCATTTGCCTACATATTTGACTAATTCCTCTAGAATCTTTTCTAACAACAGTTACAATAGGACCTATAGTCACAGTATCTAAATCTAATGTAGTAGGCGAATTACTTAATGTTGTTGATGTTGAACATTCTGCTAATTTAGAAGCAGGTAAAATGTTATATAATTGCGCTAACCCATCAGATAAAAAAGTATCCATAGCGTCTTGGTCTGTCATTGCAGTTCCTACTAAATCTTGTATTTGTGCGTCAAAGTTTGCCACTATCTTTTATTCCTATCTGCTATATCTTGCTCCATTGTTGTGCTTGAAAATTCTACTTTAGTTTGTTTAGCCCAAGGATTATTTCTCATATTAATTGTAATACCCATATCTTTAGGACCTGACTTAAACTTTTCTTTATGTTTACAACTGTCTGGTTCAATAACCTTTTTACAGTCTTTACAGTATACAAATATACCCATTATATTTTACTTCTCCCAATTAATAATCTATATGAAAAATTAATTGAAGGCTATCCGCATTACTGAAAGTTGGAGTTCCATCAGCTATAACTCCTGAAACATATACGCTAGTAGAACCATCTTCTGCTTGCAATAAAAAAGGTAAAGCAAGCTCTGTGTTAGCATGAGTTCCATATGCGTTTGCTTGGTGTATTTTAAAATTATCTATATCAATAGTATCAGTATCTGCGCTAACTACACCTACGCCACATATATTGGCTGCTACTGCATTATCATAACTTACATTAGCTGTAGCATGTATTGTTCCAAAGTCAGTATTTTTTTCTGTAAATACTAATTGCACTAAAGTGCCTTGACTATCTTCATCAACTAAATAAGCTGCTACAAGTTTAGAACATCCTCCTGATTCTAAAACTGCATTAGGTATTTCTGTTGCTGTAAATAGTACATCACCATCGGCATAAGCGTCGCTTGCTGTAACTGTGGGAGTAACCCTAATAATTGCTCTTTGAGCCATTTTACTTGTAGCTTCTGCTACTGTAAATTTATGTAATTTGTTTGCCATATTTACCTCCTGCCCTAAGCACTGGCTGTGCGTGAATGGGCTTGTTTATTATTATAAAAAATTCTTAGTAGATTCGGGGTAAACCTTTTATATGATTTACCCCATAGTTCTACAAAACTATTAAACCTTATTGTTTTGGTTTAAACAAGAGTATACTCAACAACACAACTCCATCTACCAGCATCAAAATTTGTTGCATGGTTAATTGCTGTGTTAGTACGCATATACAAATGATTAGTAGCTACAGGAAGCACAATATGTGGGGCTGTCCATTCAAGATTGTTAGCACTATTAAAGTCAATCTTATCTGCTTCTGTTGCAGTAGTTGCTAAATCATACCCTTCAGGGGATAATTGAGTAGCACCTGCACCAAAAAGCTCAACAGCACCAGTTACAGCACCATTTACAGCTTCATTTGCTGCAGTACCAGCAGCAACAGAACCAGTCATAGTAGCGCCAGTTGCAACAGTACAAACAAACAATATTTTAGTTACTACAATTTTAACAGCATCATTGTAACCATCGGGAACACTTGTATCAAATTCTCCCATATATTGTATAATATCATTGTCTGCATAACCAGTTGTGCCTGAATCTAGCCTTGACTCTTTACAGTCACCTGCAAAAGTTAAGACTTTTTTAACTCCACCTAACTCTGATACAAATCCTTGTCCAAAGCTATTACTGTTTTCATTAAATGTATCACTTCTCATTTTACACGCCCTCCAAATGTAATAGTGCGTGAGTTTCAGGAAGAGAAACTTCAAGACCTGCTTCTGTTAGAATCATATCTTTACGTAAATCTTCATCTGCTTGTTGCACATTAGTTGTTATTGATGTGTCACGATTCATACCGTTACCTACAAGAGGTCTATATGAAACATGGTCTAAATCAACTAAAGCCAAATAACCAGAGTAATTACTTCTAAATAAAGGTTCTTTTACTAAAGTCATGTCACCATGAATAGTGTCTACCTTCATTACTTTATGGCCAAATGAGCCTGTTGATGAATCAATATTATATTTATATGGATTGCTTGAGTGTCCTAAAGAACCATCTACAAAATTACCATCACCTAATTTATTAAAATGTGACATAACTGGTAATGAAGCTAATGCTAATTTAGAGCTTGAACCACCTCTAGCAGGGTCAAATATTACCTCAAAATCACTTAGCAGAGAATCATAAGTCATCTCAGATGCTGTGAAAGATTTTAAATATGGTAACTTTTCTGTGTAAGATAGTTGAGTAGCACCTGCTGTTGCAGTACCTGCATTTTTAATAATGTGACCTGTGATACCATCTGTATACTGTATACCACCTACACTACCTTGCATACCAAATAACATAGCTCTTTCAATGTCAATTTTATGTTCTCTTAATTTAAGATTCCATATTCTTTGCCATTCATCAGAGTATCCACGATAAACTGTTGCTCTAGCTGTGTTAGACATTTCACAAGCTGTTTTGAATATTTGAGTGTATCCAAATCCATTATCTAGTTCTTGTGAAAATACATCTGGTGCGCCTGAGCCTTGTTCAAACCCAGTACCAATAACTGTAACTCTAGCTTCATCATCAAGAGTGGTTGTTGAACTATCTCCTGCAGATGCTTGTATTGTTTTAACACTTATTGTTGTGTCAGCTGAGTTATGTGTAACAGATTCTATTCTACCTGTTGCATTGACAATTGCCTCAGTATCTTCACCACTATCTTTATTACCACCTTGTTGAAAGCTAACTACCATACCTTTGATAAGCCATCCAACATTTCCTGCTGAACCAGAACTACCTGTAGCTGATTCTACAACAACAGAAGTTAATGAACCAGGAGCTGCTAATGTTTGCGCTCCATCGATAAAGAAACTTCTATCTGTCATAGCTACATGTGTTCTGTCTTCTAAAAACCTAAACTGTGAATCAGTTGTAGGTACCTTTCCTACGTTTGACAAGTAAACAAAAAATGGTGACTCTTCTGGGCTTAACTCTGCAATTCTATCACTAAAGTCATACAGTCTTCTTGATGGTATTGTACTATCAATTACTGCACCAGGAGTACCAAAATTTACTTGTCCGCTATTATAAGTCGGCATTTTTTCTCCTTAGATTATATTATTATTTACAATACATTCGTACGACTACCAGCTTTCATAATACCATCCCACATAGCATCATCATCACTCTTAGGGCTTTGAGGTGCTTGACCTTGTAATACCCCTCCTTGTGGAGGTGTTCCCTGAGTTTGACGTATATTGTCAAGTGGATTTCCTGGTTGCTGTCCGCTAGCTTCAGCAGCATCTACAGCTCTCCACATTTTAATAGCGCCTTCAACACCATACTCAGCAGGATTTTGATTAGCAAAATTCATAAAAGAGTCTACTTCTTGTGGGCTTAAACCTCTTTGTTGTAGTTCGGTCTTTAATTGCATTTCGCCTTGATTTCTATGTAATCCTTGCATTTGATGTTGAACAGCTCCATTAATGGAGTCTTGTAATTCTTGCTGCCTATATTGGTACGATTTAGACTGTGGGTCATTATAGGCTTCCCATGGGTCAAATTCATCTTTATCTAATGCTATACGTTGAGGTTGTTGTGGTTGACCTGGTCCATCTACCATACTAGTTATAGTATTAGTAATGTCTGGACGAGATTCCAGTAAATTTCCTATTTGTTCGTATTGCTTTAGTCTAGAGTTTTCCGCTGCGAGCTTATCCTTTTCACTTTGGAAGTATTTTGCTTGCTCTTCCCAGTTTCCAGAACTCTCTTGCGTATTTGCGTTATTGTCTTGCCCTACATTATCAACGGTTTCACCTTCTAGATGTCCGTTTTCATATGCGTCATTCATTGTTTTGTGTTTCCTTTCTACGATTTCTCACGTCTTTTTTGAGATTCACTACTGTTAATACGTAATTTCTCTGACTCAAGTTTAACCGCATCTTTTAGTCTACCAGTTGCCAATCTGTTAGCGGCACGAGATTCATATTTCTGCTCTGCCAATTGGCTTTTGAATTTTTCAACTTCAGTACGTTTTCTTGCTGAAACACTTTCTCTATCAGCAGTTTGTAAGTCACCTGAAAGTTTTTTAAGTTCTTGTTGTGCTTGTGAAAGCATACCTTGTAATTTACCAATTTCATCAGTTCTTTGCAATACACCTTGTTTGTCGAATATTTCTGTTTTCTTCAACGCTTCCACCCTATCTATTAGTCCAGCCTGATAAGCTTCCATATAAAGTTGGAACTCCCCATACTTATTAGATGGTAATGTAGAACCTCCAAGTATACGAATATCAAACTGACCTATTGTTATATCGTTATCTATTGCTCTTAGTTCATTTGTTTTATCATCATATAAACGAGCATTTACTGTAAATTCGTTTATATCATTGTTAGGTTGAACTATTCTAAATGTCTTTTTAAATGTATAGTGTTGTCTAGCCATATTATATACAACTTGACCTAATCTTTTCATAGAACCTTCAATATCTCTTAATTTAGACTTTGAACGTCTTTGTCCAACATTTTCCATCATCATTGTAGCTGAGTAAGTTCTAGGTGCTGCTTCTGAGCTTCCTTGCATCATTTCAAAAATACCTATATTTAAATCAATATAACCTTCTATCATTTTTGGTAATTGTAATATACTACCTGATAAAGGTTGTGGTGCTGGAAAATGAGGCTCCCCAAAAGATGGGTCGTATTCGATAGTAGCGTTAGGATTCGCCCAATCTCGTTCTAGCTCTTCAATATCACTAACACTACCTTGGGGAACTAATAGCTTCAAACCTGCTGAAGCCTGTGCGTGCGATGTAATGAGGGATACCGTCTTGTTGAGGAACCTTTGAAATGCTTTATTCTTTCTAACATCACTCATTGGATATGGAGTATTAGTCCAAATGTTAGGAACAGGAATAACTGGATAAATATCTGTATCACATATCATTTCATATAAAACTATTTGGCCAACAGTACATGTTAATTTTATTCTTGTTTGTGTTACTTCCACAAAATCAATTAATTTATTTTCTATTGCTACAGCAAAATCTCTATCTTCTGTCATTACAGCAAATTTTTCTTGAGTCATTATTCTTTCATCACCAGTTCTAGAATCAACAACTCTATAATATGGAACTCTTACCTTTTTGTAATGTTCAAGAAGTCTATACTTTTGAATATGATAGTCTTTATCTTTGACATTATCTGGCGTAAAGCTTTCCATAGTCGTTTTATTGGTTGCATCAGGATAATCCTCCTCTTTATCAAATGTTGATATTTCGTCTATTAATAATCTTTCTGAGTCTTCACTAACGGGTTGACTCATTTGTGGATATAAATCTATCAACTGTTGTCTAGTTAATATAGTTGACACTATAATACCTGAAGCGTCATCAAAATATTTATGTCTTGAATTAGGGTCAACATAAACTCTAAATGGGTCTACGTATGTAAACTTAACCTCGCCTCGTCCAAAATCAGCATCTCTATCTAAATATGCATAGAAGTAACCAAGACCAGTAATAGCATAATCATGAACTACCTGTTTGAATACCTCGTTCCCGTCAGACTTGTCCCAAATATATTCTAATATAGTTTTCCAAACAGTCGCTAACTTACTATCAGAGTCTTCTCTTCCTATTGCGCTAAATTTTGGCTGCTTAGATGTAACAATGGCTTTGAACTGCTCAATAGCAGCGTAAAGCCTATCCATAGGCATTGATGATTGGTTTCTTGAATCAAGCTCGTCAAGCTCTGCTTGTGTAAAATGATTACCTAAATAAAAGTCAATATCTTCTCTAGCGGCAGAATCCCAGTCTTTTCGGGCATCTTTCCACCTGTCAAACAGTTCTTTTATTTCTTTTACCCTAAAATCTTCTTGTATCATAGTGTATAATATAGCATTACTTTCTAGCTCCAGTCAACCAATTATATGCTTTTTTTGGTTTTGACCAAACCCCAGACTTACTTTTACTTTTTTTCTTTTTCTTGGGTTGCCCTTTTGCAAACTGAGTAGCAAGCCAAAATGCATCAATAGTATCATCATGACTTCCTTTAGGAAAATCAAGTAACTCACCTATAAATTCATGCATTTCTTTTTTAATATGTACAGCGCCTGCTTTAAACATTGGTTGAAGCCCTTCAAATAATCTATCCTTTTTCTTTTGATTGTAATTTTTAATACCTTTTTCAATTCCTGGTAAAAACATTCCTTCGCTTTTACTTCTTTTCATAACATAGTCTCTAAGCATTTCTTGGTACGCTATTGTTTCTATGTTTATCCTGCGAATTGGTTGGTATCGTTTTGTAATTTCAAATATCTTGTCTGCACAGTCCATTGGTAACACTCGCTCTCTCCAATATTCAATAACATAATAATCAAAACTATCGGTGACACCAATAACCATAATAACACTATAGTCATTCCTAGCACCAATTGTTGAAGCAGGGTCAACACCAATGTATATATTGACATATTCTTTCCTTTCGTCATTAAGCTTAATATACCATGAGTCATATTCTTTGTCAAATCTAGCAAACCCTTTATACTGTGCATTAATTATATCTTCTTCGCTAAATATCTGGTCTTCAGGAGACTTGGCTTGATTCATATACTCTTGATAAAATTTAGCTGGTGTTCCTGAATCTATATAAAATTGTTTTCTTTCTTCTAATTTTTTAACAGGCCATCTTGAAGGCCATATAGGTTTTCCGTCCTCAAGAGCTTTTCTTGTAAATACTTCCCAAGCAAACTCTTCACCTGTTTTTTCACACTCATGATGCTTAGTAACAAGTCCATTTAAAAAACTATCATAATGAACAATAGTACCATTACACCATAAAAATCCTTTTTTATCAAAATCAATAGCTGGATATACTGCAGCTGTTACCCATTCTTTAATTTGACGTCTAGAGTCAGGCGTTTTAGTATTCAACTCTGATTCAAAGTCATCAAGAACTATTCCAGTATATCTTGTAGAATTTTGTTTTTTACCCCTTAACCTTTGTGAGGCACCCTTACCAATCATTCTACAACCATTTTTTAAAGTAAATTCTGTTTTAGTCCATTTATCACCTTCTAAATCCCCAAAGTAATAATGTATAGCTGGATTACTATATATATGATTTTGAATCCATGATATATTATCTACAGCCTGGTCTTGCGCCTCACCTACCCAGGCTACAAATTGTGGCTCTTCTTTTGTTGCAAATAAAAATTTATGCATAATAGCAGTAGCTGCTAACGTAGATTTTGCATGGTCTCTAGGCAATACTAAAGCTAGTTGTTGTTTTGTAGGATTTAAAAATAATTTACCAACATCTTTATGAAAGTCAGGTGTTGCTGATGCTAAAAAGTCTTGTGGGCTAAATAACTTACCAAATGTAATTAAATCATTATAAGCTAAATGAAGAGCTTCTTCGTTTTTGCTAACATTACCATTAAGATTTAAATTGGCCATTAAGGGGTATAAGGATTATTTCTTGCTACAGCCAGTAAGTATGAAGCTAAGTTTTTATCCATTCCTTGAGATTCTGGATTTTGTTGCAAGCTTTGAGCTGCCTTAGTATAAGTTGCCTCATTTATACTTCCATACCTATCATCATCATAAAATCTATCAGCAGTACTAGATATAACCTTCATTGTACTATCTGGATTTAAAACTCTAAATAAATCTCTAACTCTTCTTCCTTCAGACATTCTTGCAAGTCTTGCAATTTTTGCCTGTGGGTCAGCATTTTCTATTAATTTATTTATTTCGCCATGTGCGCCTCTATGTTCACTAGGAGACACACTGTCCATCATATAATTGATTAAATTATTTAAAAACCCTTGCTCTTCAAATGGTTGAGAGCTAAAGTCTTTATAGTCATAACCGCCTTGCATTTCTTTGTTTCCCATATTAAAATTCCTTCATAAGTTCAAAATGAGGAAAATCATCAAAATTATTATCATCTACCTCAAAGTTTTTATTCCAATCGCCTCCCCAGCGAATATTTATTTCCATAGACTGAGCAATCCCCATGACAAAGCCAGCAAAAAGGTGGAAACGCTCTCTATCATCCCAATCAATAGGATAGGGAACAACATCAGCAGCCCTACTAGGACTAGCATTATGACGACCATTTGGGTATCGAACTTTAGTCCTGCCTTCTTCATATAATTTATCCTGCCTTTCTTGACTTCTATGTCCTTCAATAACTGAACAGTCAACGTATTTAATAACTTCGTTAAATAAATCTTGTAAGTCTTCATGACATGTTGCAAGGTTTTTTCTTGACCTGCTTCCAAATTTTGGCATTATTCCTCCTCTTTGCAGTTACACCTTAAATTTTTAGGTGGATGAGCCATTTTTTCTAATAAATTAAGGCGCGCCTCTACATCTTTCATCTTATCATCCAATTCATTATCGTCAAATACATATGACATAATTTTATCTAAACTAAAATGTTTAGCTAATTTTGTTGCTACAGCATTAATTACAAATCTAGATACTATCATTCTAAGTCCATTAATATTTCTTCAAGTCTGTCAAATCTATCATCTAGTTGTGTTTCTATTTTTCCAACGCTAACTTTTAAATTTACTATACTTTCTTCATTAGATTTTACTCTTTTTACAGTTTTAACCTGTTCATTGCTAATATTTTCTATTTGATTTGAATTATTACCAAAAGAAACTGCTGCGCCTACAATAATAGTGCCTATAGTTAATAAAGAGCCTAATGAAATCTTTTTGTCTATCAATACATCCCCTTCATTTTACTTTTAACAGCTTTTCCATATTTAGCTTTTTGCTTTCCTTTTTTAGTAGCTGTTTTCTTTTTTTTGTTTTCAGAAGCTTTTTGAGATGGGGTTAAAGACTTTCTAACAGATTTAGGTAAATATCTACCTCTTTCTGACTTAGGCTTTCTTCTATCTTTAGCGCTAACGTAGTCCCACTCTTGTTCTGTCCATTTTTTTAAAGATTTTTGTGATTTTTTAAGAACCACTACTTATAGCCTCCGCCTTTTGCTTTATACTGTTTTGCTAACATTTGCGCTTTACGAGCAGACCATTGTCCAGCTCTACCACCTTTAGTGCCAGATTTTATAGATTCAAACAATCTTTTACGCATAGTTGGTTTTGTATAGTTTCCTGCTTTATTAACAGTACTTTTTTTAGCTCTAGCCATATAAACTCCTTACCATTTTTCTTTGTCAGCCCAATATGCTGCAGACATTTTGCCTTTAGCAATATTTTTAGCGTGCCTAGCTTTAAAAGACTTTCTTCTGTTCTTTTGTTTTTGAGACTCGCCTGGCTTAGGTTTGCCAGCTGTAGTAACACCTTGCTGGCCAAATCTTATAGTTTTAATTTTACTACCTTCTTTAGCAACTACAACATGTGATTTTTTAGGATGATTAGGTGTACGTTTAGGTTTATTATAACCACTTACTCCTGCTCTTCTTAGTCTCGCATCTTTAACTTTCATGCTTGCCCGCCTTCTGTTTCGCTACCATAAATATACAAAATATTATCATCTAAATCAAACTCCGATTTGCAAGAAGGGCATTTCCATGAGTCTATATCCCCATTTGGTTCTATAACACCTATTCTTTTACTACAATCTTCATCATAATATAAGTTTTTTTCACATATTGGACAAGGGTCAATTTTTTCTGAAAGTTCACTCTTTTTCTTTATGTGCAAGTATTTTGGTTTCTCCACCTTTAATAGCCTCCAGTTGTTCAGGACTAAAACCAGCCCATACAGTTAATTCTTCACGTTTCTTTTCTGTTTCAAATAATCCAGACATTTTAGCTAAAGCGTCTAGACTTCTAAGCCTGTCTTGGTCTCTTTCTGAAACATCAGCTATATCTTTATACTTTTGTATAATATACTCTGGCGTAACACCTTCTTCTTTTAAAATTAAAGATATTTCTTCTTTTACCATTTTCATTACCTTTTCTTGTTGTAGTAATTTGTTTGCTGCAGTTTTAATATACTGCCTATCTGATGCTTTTGGGTAAACTCTGCTGTACGCTTCTTCCATATCCACCCCAGCCGCTACATATTTAGCAAATAATAGCTTTTTAGAGGATAATTTAGTTGAACGTATCTTTTTAATCGTGTCATAGTTGCCTGAAAACGTATAAATGTTCTCTGCAACGCCCTTTTCGCCTAATATCTGCGCATTTTTCTGTTTACACACAAAACTACCACATACTGTGCGCACACATTTGCGTTTTTCTTTAGAGTTGGGGACTGTAATGTAGTAAACCTTTAGTATTTGCACTACATGATGGTCATCTGTAAACACCCAATCACCTTCATTTGACTCTCGCCAGTCAGCCTTGGGCGTCAAAGCACCTTGAAAGGCGCAAAACTCTTCGTGACTATCATAAAGTCTGTGTTCCACACCTTTTATTTTTTTGATTTCCATTAAAATAATATACATCCAATTAATAATGATTGCATAGAATATTTATTTGTATTAATATTAGTGCGCTATATGGGTTGGTTAGACACTTCTAGCATATAGTAAAGTTAAATGACTACTAGAAGGGGATTAGTTACACAGTCAAAAGCAAGTCGAAGGTAATTGAGCTAGTAACAGAAAAGATTACCCTACCATAATAACAGGCTCCGAAACAGCTATATGGGAATTGAGACTAATCTCTTTGTATTTATTATAAGGGGATTAGATAGTCTCTACCCAAAACCCACCAAAACAGCTATATTTAACTATAGTTATAAAAAATAATAGAAAACTTTTAAAAATAATATTAGAATGTGTGTGGGTGTTGTTTACGCGATAGGCCCCCCCTAAAAAGCCTGCATAGCCCTCCTCGTTGTATTGAAAATTCTGTAAAATAATTGATTATTATAATAATTAGCTAGGATTTTAAAATTATTTAGAAAAAGAACAAGCCCCAACCATTACAGTCGGGGCTTTTTTTGTGGGGTTAGTGTGGGCTATACATAGTGCGAACTATGGAAGACTTGGTAATATATCACCGCTCAGTTTATCAAT